AATCAATTTGTCCGTATTCAACTTCTTTTTCCATAATTTTTTATTATAAAAATATCTTACAAAATCTTTTTGTAAATAAAAAAACCCACCATTAAGGTAGGTTTTAATTAATATATTTAATTCAATTGATTAGTAAACTAAAATACATCTATCAGGTTGTAGTGTCATGTCTACCATTGCTAAATCATCACCACTATAACCTACTTCACCAAAAGAGGCTTTAGTTATTAAACAACCTTGCAGTATCCATTTTTCAACAGCTACACCTGTTGGGTCTAACATTTCTAAATCAACGTCTTTTTTGTACCCAGCAGCATAACCCATACGTCCTGTTACTGATTCAGCATGTAGTCTCACCCACTCCATAACCGCTTGAGCGGCTGAAGGTCCGATAGGGTCTCTCATTTTAACCGTAATTTCACCCCATTTGAATGAACCAGAAACATATGTCTCTGTGTTCAAAAATTTAATTTCTTTTTTGGTTATGTCAATTGTTGGTCTACTAGCACTTTCAACATACCAAGAATTAATTCCCAATGAAGAAGGGAATGTTAATATGAACCTATTTTTTCTTTTAGGTTCATACTGAAAGGGCATTCTCATTAATAAATCTGCCATGGTTCTTATCTATTTTTCAGTTTTATTTTTTATTATAAATAGTCTTAATTTTTTTTTCTATTTACTTTTATTTTTTTTTTAAAATATTTCTATTATAAAATTTATCTATTATATCTTATCTTTTCTCCTCCTTTAGTTAAATATACATTAACTGGATTTTCTTCTGGATATTCTTGAGATAAAAATTCTTTCATCTTCTCCACATTTCTTGGGTCGTCATCTGAAAATCCAATTTTTGGTCTAACTTTTCTACCTTTTATTGTTACGTCGTCTTTTTCTTTCCACGAAGTACTCATAGCCTCCATAAAAGATTCATTATCTAGTACGTCATTTTTAAAAACAGCCTTTTGTGATGTTCCTGTTAGTCTACTTACTTCTTCCGCCATTACTTGACAATATGCTATAAATTTTCTCATTGCATCAATTTTTCCTTGTTCAGGATTTGTCGCACTTCCTGAACCAAAAGAGACCGGATGAAATTTACATAAAGACAAATATTCATCAATAATTTCTTTATCGTTGAATTTTAAATCTTTTACGTTCTCACTTAGTTCCTCAGATTCTAGCTCTCTATATTTTTTTAAATTTTCAACAACTAACTTACTGTTTATCCCATTATGATTAGATAATATAAAATTAAGAACAGCCTCTTTTAAAGCTTCGGGATTATGACCTCTTGCTGTAATGATTGCAAAAATAGAACCTCCATTTATACATTCCACAAAATCATTCCAAGATGGTCCGGGAGAAGCAACCATAGAATCAATTATAAATTTTTTATCACCTTCCACGTTAAAGTTTCTAAAAGGGTTTTTTGCAAAATCTACAATCCTTGTTCCTTTATAATTAAATGGTTCAACACCAATTTGATGTCTATGTTCAGCAAAGTCTTCTGTTGACATACCTACTTCGTCATCTTTATCATTTAAAAGAATTATTTTAGTTGGCATAAAACATACATTGTCATCCCAATCAAAAGCATAATATTTTAGATCAGGTCTACCTTCATCTGTAATACCTTCTTTTAGTTTTCTTTTAAAAACTTGTCTATAAACGTGTTTTTTAATATCCATTATTTACTGATTCTTTTTAATAAAATTTCCAATTGTTCTTCAGTTAAAATAATATTTTGTTTTTTACCTGAAAAAGTTTTTTTAGAATTATCTTTTACGTTTAAACTTTCTTTAATAATTTTTTTTGATAGTTTCATAATTTCTTTTTTAAATAAATATAATAATGGGGAATATTTCTACTCCCCATTGTTTTTAAAATTTATTAAACGTCATCAAAAGATGCACCTGTCGGTGTAATAACAAACTCAATATCGATATATTCTAATGCTCTTGTAGGTTTTAAGAAAATTTTACCTGTTAATGTATTAGAATCTAAATCCTCAGGTGTGTTAGAAACAGTAACTCTAAAGTCAATCAAACCTCTATCTCTTCTAATTGAGTCTAATATTGGGTTAACTGAATCTAAGAAGTCTTGTCTAACTTTATCGTCGTTTTGTTCGAATAGTAATCTTACTGCTACTGCTGAAATTAATTTTCTTGCTTGTAGTAACAATCTTCTTACGTTGATTCTATCAAGTGCCGATTCTCTAACTTGAAGTGTTTTGTTACCCCAAATAACAGTACCAACGTCAGAGAAAGTGGCGATTGGATTAATTCTACCTTTGTAAAGAGTGTCTCTATCATCTTGAGTTAACTTACGTCTTGCTTTAACTGAATTTACTAAACCTCTTGTGTAACCTGCGGATGCAAACCACGGAAAAGCAATGTTATCGGTTAAAGCTAAGTTTTTAGTTACCTCAGCAGTTGGCGGTAAATAAATTTGTGTATTATTTACAGTGTCTCTAGTTAACAACCAAGGGTAATAAGTTGCGGTGTAGTTAGAATCAATTCCAGTATTTTCTAAGTTATCAACAACTTCTTGTGGGTAAATAAGTCCTTCAGTTACATCATTGTAAGATGGTAAGAACAAGTTAAAGTCAGGTGTTGTACAAATGTAAATAGAATCTGCTCTATCTGTTTCAACCATATCGATTGCAGATTCAACTAAATTACTATTATTCACATAATCAATACCAGGTGTTGTAAATACGTTAATATTAACAGACTCAGGATTTGCGAATGTTTGCTGACCCCAAAGGTATGCGTAATAGTCAGTGTTAGCCCAAACTTCTTGGTTTGGTCCACTAATTTGTTTGAAAGCTCCCCATCCTGTTGCTGTTGGATATGTTGCCGAAGCGGCAGCTCCTTTCTTGTAACCTGATTGACCTAATTGGAACCTATCCCCATTAGTTCTATATTCTCTATAGATATCCCAACCATCAAATCCGCCGTACGCTAGTAAAGTAAATTTACGAGTGTTAAGTTTATAATATGCGTTATCAGTATCTTCAGGTTCTGAGTTGAAAGAAGAAACCCCAACTTCGTAAGCTGATTGTCCTGATGTTGCGTATCCCGCAGGTATTGTTACTATAGTTGCCCCACTATCCATGTGGAAACCTTTAGTTAAGTAACCCCATTCTGCACCTGTAGTGTCGGTTGCGATGTTTGATGGAAGAACTTTTCCTTTATACTCAAAGAAGTCATAATCAATTCCTGAAATATTAGAAATACCTAAATACGCCCTTCTTGGATTTTCACCATTTGAAATAACAGGATCGTCAGCACCTGAAGCCGAACCAAAAGGTTGGTTATAAATAACTTCACCAGGTTGGTAGTATTTAGTTTTGTAAACAACAAATGGTGGTGTTGCAGCTTCGTATTCTCTCGAAATATACCCTTCAAAACCACAAGGAAGTGCGTCTGTAGGAAACTCGTCACTCAACTCCAACATAATGTATTTTGAGTTAAGTTTGTATTCACCATTAGACGTACCAACTTTGTTAGCTACGAAATTATTTTGATTAGGATCCATTGAACAGTTCGTAAAACTTTCAATTACTCTAACGTTTTGGTCATTATCATAGAAATCTCTAACAAAGATATCAAATGTACCGTTATTAAATGAAATATTTCCTATTGAAATTTTAACTAATCTGTTTGCTGCGTTACCATCTGAAATTAGCTTGAACTTAAATAATTTGTAAACTCTATTACCTCTAAGTTCTGACACAACATATGGAGTTGCCGGTGTTTGATATTGTTCTAAATAGAAACCAATACTATCTAAATCGTTAGATCTAGCACCAGGTAAAGCAGTAAAACCACAGTATAACCCTCTAACTTTTCCTAATCTATAACCTGTTGTTAAAAGACTAGTATACGTCTCTTCAACAAATAAAGGAACCTGATTTCTGTCCTTACCAAAATTAGACCTTCCAAATACTTTAGATAAATAATTACTGTCGGTACTTAATAAAGATGTTTCGAAACTAAACGTATCATTATCTTTAGTGATACCTGATATTACAAATGTAGAGAATGGGTCTTGTGAAATGCCAGAATACTGTCCTGTACATACCATTTGTGCGTCTGATGTACCACTTACTTCATAAACAGGTCCGTCGTCTGAACCATAAGTTGAGATACCTCTAGATCTTAATGTTGCAACAACTAAATCATCATATGTACTATCAGGTGTACCTGAATAATTCGTAATAAATACAGCCAAAGAACCTGAGAATGTCGATGCTGAAGTTGCTGAGAAACTAGATAACGATGAACCAAAACCATAACCAAAGTATGATCCTATACTAGCTACTTTAGAATAGTCAAATAATGCGTAATACCACGGATCGTTATTCGCTGCACTAGCACTTGATAAACTGAAATTAACATTATCAACACCAAAAACTTCAGTATAAGCACTTGTGTTATATGGTGAACCTGTAGTTTGAGTTAATGTTCCCCCACTAACAGAACCAAAGAAAATTGATGTAGAAGCTGAGGATGCTAAACCTTGGTAGTAAGAATTTGCAATATTTACAATGTAACTTTGTAATTGTTGTGCGACTGTTGAAGAACCTCCGTCAAATTCAGTATATGGTATATTTAAATCTGAAGTAAGTTGTGAATTTGTTGTTGATAAAATAGTAACGTTACTACTTGAACCAGATGAACCACTAAATAAAATGGTTGCTGATGTAGTACCTGTCATACCAATAGTTGAAGGATTAGGATTTGCGATTGTAGTAATAGACCAAGATGGACCAGCATCGTAACCTGATAAACCTAAAACTCTTGTTACAAACAACTGATTAGATTGTTGTAAATATGCTTTAGCAATATATGACGTTTCATATTTTGGAATCTGTGTATTCACAAACTTTTCAGGACTAGTACCACCAAAGTAAACTTGGTACTCGTCAAAGTTTGTTATAAAAATTGGTTCAAAGGCAGGTCCTTGAAGTGTTTCACCAACAATCCCCAATGTAGTTACACCTACACTCTGTGCAACAAATGTCAAGTCTCTTTCTGATGTATAGACACCTGGAGAAACGAAAACTTTATTAGTAGAAGCCATAAATTTTTGTATTATAATTAATGTTTATTTTTAATATAAATACACTAATTTTTTGCAAAATTCATAAGTTAAAAATAATATTTGTCCTAAGGGTAGAATTTATTCTACCTTTTTTCATACTATAAAAATATTTATTTATTATGAAAAAAATCAAGAACATAAAAATATCTCCCGAAGTTCACGACATACTCAAAAAATACTGTGATGAGAATGGTTTGAAATTGTATAAGTTTTTAGAGAACCTAATAATAAAAACATGTACAAAAGAAAAAGACATATACGGGGAGTAATTAAACCAAAAATGCAGTTGCTTTTATAATTGATTCCTCATTAGGGTTGTCTTTATAAACTATAATCTTTAAAGTATCGCCATTACTTATTTGAATTTTAGATAAATTGTCACCCAAGTAATTGTTATTAATAAAAACAGAATAAGAAGAAGAACAACTAGTAGTTGAATTTAAGGTTCCTCCTGAAGATATTGTAAAATAAGGTGACGTAGAACTTTTAACACAAATAGATCCTTGACTACCTGGTGTTGTCACTCCACTAATGGTAATACCTGAACAATTAACGTAATTTAAAGTATTACTTGTCGTTGATGTATATTCTACATTATAACAATTTATTGCATTAGTTACACTATCGATTACTATATCTGCATCATACCTAAAAACCTCATTTAATTGTGTATTACCTGAAATGAATAAAAAATCTAAATCAAAGTTATCAGGTCTTGGAGGTTCTATTTTAACTCTTCTTGATTTTTTAAGTTCATCTATTTCAAAAAGGGTTACTTGTCTTGTGATTGCGGGAGAAACTTGGAATTCTTCTTCATCTAATAAAAAACCCATTAGTATTAGTTTGTATGTTTGAATATAATATTTTCTTTTTTCAACTTCCTTAACTGATTCGTCAGTAACAGACTCCAACTTTATCGGCATATAATGTCCTTTTATTTGAACATATGATTGTTTTGAAGTGAATTTTTGCATCATAATTTTATTGAACTCATTCACTTCACGCATTCTATTACAAAAAATCTTTATACTGTATGTCACATCTACAGGAACTGGTTGTGGTATTTTATAAACGTCAGCACCTTTTCTCTGGCCGTCCCATGTAGGTACTGAATAATAAAAAAATCTAAGTCTTTCAGGAATATTAGCTCCTCCTCCTTGAAATTTACCATAAACAACTTCAGGTTGTCTAACAGTGATAACAAAAGGTAATGAGACGTTTTTATCTAAATCTTGAAACTTCCATGTTTCGGTAAATTGGGACCAGTTTTGGGTTGTTATAATTTTGTCTACTGTAGGAATCGTTTTACCGTCTATATCCAACTTCAACCCTTCTTTAACAAAATCTAACATTCCTTTATCTAAATCGGCATGTAAAACACCTTTAGGTAAAAAAGTACCGTGTTCAGTTATTTCATCTAGAAGTTCTTGTCTTCTTTCTTTTCCAACTTTTGTAGGAACTAATGGTAAAAATTTTTTTTGTTGTTTTGGTAATGCCATAATTAAATTCCGTTAAACTCATCATTAGTAACAGGCGTAGCAATTATTGTCCTATAATATTTTTTGTATCCACCATATGTGTGTTTCATATCTGATGTAACTCTTCCATCATTTACCACACTATAATACCTAACTCTATCTTCAGTTTCATAATATGCTAAGTAATCACCTAAAGAAATCTCAACCGCCAATTGGTTCAAGTGTGATTGGTAAACACTAAATGTCATATTTCCCGGCTCTAACTGATAAATCTTTGAAGCCCCCATATCTGAATTAGATGGTGCATCTATTTTAACTAAACCTCTTACTTCAACAGGTGCTAAAAATTGTATACCATCAGAAATGGCTTCACCATAAACATCATCATTATTTGTTCTTTGCTTATCAACTCGATATAAAACAACGGTGAAATTCATGTCACCCAACTGCCATTCCATACCCATATCCATTTCTAAATTAAAATCTTCTTCAGAAAAAAACTTATTTAATCTTGTAATAGGTACTCTATTCTGTGTCATAATAATAAATACTTTGATTGATTTTTTTATATTATTTACTATTTTTATTTATAATATAATGGAAGAATTAATTTCAAAAACTCCTGAGACAAGGGCCCTTCAATTATTGGACGAATATGATGGGTCAAATAACTATATATTGGCATTAAAACACAAAAAACAAAATAGTAAATCATTTACACCAACAAGATCACAAGCAGAATATATTATTAACTTTCACGGTAGAGTACCAAAGGTTGCAAAAAAATGGGTTAAATTAGATTCATATTTTGGTAAAAAAATGATGGAAGATAAAATGTATACAAAAGAACCATCAGAAATATATGTTGAAAAGTTACTTGTAGAAAAAGATAAATCATATCATATTTGGGGTAAAATATTTAGTGGAGATACCTTACACGACTTTTGGGTTCCAAAATCTGCGCTTATTAAAGACAACGAAGTTAAAAACGTAGTTATTGAATATTCTAAATACGATCACAGAGCTCCGATGATACACCAAAAAGAGGCTATTGAAAAACTTGTTAGAAATAAAAAGTTTATTTTGGCCGACGACATGGGTCTTGGAAAAACAACCTCAACCATTATTTCAGCACTTGAAACGGGAGCAAAAAAAATATTAATTGTTTGTCCGGCATCTTTAAAAATAAATTGGCAACGTGAAATTGAAAATTATTCAGATAGAACCGTTTATATTGCAGAAGGTAAAAAATTTTCAAATGAATCTGATTTTGTTATTATTAACTACGACATATTAAAAAACTTTCATGACCCTAAAAAGAAAGATGAGTCAATAATTTTAAACTCTAATTTTGATTTAGTAATCATGGATGAAGCACATATGATATCAAATCCACAGGCACAAAGGACAAAAATAGTAAATGACCTATGTTGTAAAGTTGAAAGAGTTTGGTTACTAACAGGAACACCAATGACTTCAAGGCCAATGAATTACTACAATCTTTTAAGTTTAGTTGAAAGTCCTGTAGCGGCAAATTGGATGGCCTACGCAAAAAGATACTGTAATGGATTTCAATTTAGTGTTGGAAAAAGAAAAGTTTGGAACGTTACAGGGGCATCTAACTTAGATGAATTAAGAGAAAGAACTCAAAGTCATATACTTAGAAGATTGAAAGAAGACGTGTTAGATCTACCTGATAAAATTATTACACCTGTTTATTTGAGGTTAAAATCAAAAGACTACGAAGAACTAATGGGTGAATATTTTAATTGGTATGATAATAATTCTGAAGAGTCGTCATCGCTTACAATCCAATTTGGAAAACTAATGAGAGTGAGAAAAGTAATTGCCGAAGAAAAAGTTAAAAACACTATTGAATTGGCTGAAAATATTATTGAACAAGGAAAAAAAGTAATCATATTTACAAATTTTACAGATACTTTAAAAACTATTTATGAACATTTTGGAAAACAAGCGGTTTATTTAGATGGTTCTTGTTCGAAACCTCATCGTCAAAAGGCGGTTGATGATTTTCAAACAAACGATAAAATTAAAGTTTTTGTTGGAAATTTAAAGGCTGCAGGTGTCGGTATTACTTTAACCGCGGCCGAAGCTGTTATTATGAATGACCTATCATTTGTTCCTGCCGAACACGCACAGGCAGAAGATAGATCACACAGAATTGGTCAAAAAAATTCAACATCCGTTTATTACCCACTTTTTGAAAATACAATCGAAGGAGTTATTTATGACATCCTTAATAGAAAGAAAAAAATTATATCCACAGTAATGGGTGATGATATTATGGATGATGCGTCTGCGATTGAAGAAATGTTGAGTATGATTTCTTCTAAGAGGTGATATTTATTTATATGATATTTAGAAAATTAAACGATAGAATAAACTTAATTGAAAGTAAGTTAGGTGTTCATTCCATTATTAATGAATCAATAATTTCTGAAATAAAAAAAGTTTCAGTAGAAAAACTTCCTTATAACTTTGACGACTTAGAAGATTTCATAGATTCAGAAACTATGAAAACACATTACACGAAACATTACAAAGGTTATGTTGAAAAATTAAATTCTGAACTTTCTAAAATAAAAGGTAAGGATTTAGATTTAGAAGAAATAATTTCTAACATATCTAAATTTAATATTAAAGTTAGAAATAACGGTGGTGGTGCTTTCAATCACGCACTTTTTTGGAAAATGTTAAGTCCAAAAAAAACAAGATTAGAAAATCCATTACTCTATAAAATAGAATCGACATTTGGTTCATTTGATAAATTCAAGAAAAAATTTGAGGGAGAAGCCAAATCTAGATTTGGTTCTGGTTGGGTTTGGTTAGTATTAACAAAATCTAATAGGTTAAAGATTATAACAACAGGTAATCAAGACAACCCTTTGATGTTGACAGGAAAAAATAAATCATACCCTATACTTGGTTTAGATTTATGGGAACACGCATATTATCTTAAATATAAAAACGAAAGAGATAGATACATAAATAATTTTTGGAAAGTAGTTAACTGGAATTTTGTAACTGACCAATACACCACTCAAATAGATAGGAATAAAGCAGAACAATAAGATATTTATTAAAAAAATATCCTATGTCTACAAGTATTATTAGCGAACCACAACGAAGTAAACTTTATAAGAGGATCAGAAATCTTTTAGGTGCACCTTTAAGAGGTGTTGAGTTAGAAGATGAAATGATGGACTCTTTATTGGAGTTATCAATTCAGGATTATTCACAACATGTAAATGATTGGTTAATTGAGACTCAATGGTCATCACTCTATGGTCTTAATTTAGATGAACAATCACTAACAAAGGCTTTTACCACACGTAGTTTAGATTGGGAAACTCAATATACCTATGCTTACTCAAAAATTGTTGGGTTACAGGCTGGTGGTGATTATGTTTTACAAAAAGATTACATAGACTTAGTACCAAATCAACAAATTTATGAAATTCCTGCAGGTAGAGAAATAAACGAACTTTTATGGTTTGCTAGATCTGAGTTAGATGCTGCTTATTTTGATCCATTTATGGGTGGATTTGGTGGATTCGGAGGTATAGGTCTTGGTGGTGGTGCCGGTTTTTCACAAATGGGAACAACAGGTAATTATTTTATTACACCAGCATTTGATATTTTGTTAAGAATGCAAGATATTCAGATGAAAAGAAGAATTATAACAGGTGATTTAACATATAGAATAACAGCGTTACCTGAAGGTAAAAAAGCAATACATTTATACAATGTACCTGGTGGTAAGTTTGACTTTGGTAATATGAAAAGAAACGATTACAAAGTTTGGTATTGGTACTATGATACATTCGATAGAGAAGATTGTTTGGCTAAAAACCCTGATGTTGTGAGATTACCTTCTGATATTCCAATTGACGAAACAAGATGGGATGAATTAAATTCGCCAGCACAAACATGGGTGAGGAGATGGTTTACTGCATATTGTAAAGAAACTTTAGCAAGAGTTAGAGGTAAATATAGTGGTAATTTAAAAACACCCGATAGTGAACTAACCTTAGAGTACACAACACTCCAAAGTGAAGCAAAAGATGAAAAGGTAATTCTTTGGACTGAATTAGAAAAAAGACTTGAAAGATTACGTCCTGACAAACAATGGGAAGTAAAAGGGGCTATGGCTGAAAATATGAATAAAGCTTTAAAATATCGACCATTTACAAGTCCTTATAATATAATATAATTAATTTTATATGCCAATATTTAAGTCACTTCCAATAATTAAAATTATAAACGGAAAAGAAATAAAAACATCAGAAGCTGTGGTTGTTATTGATACAACTTACAAAACTAATGGTGAGTCCGTTGTTGTAGTTAAAGAAGTTGATGAGTGTAATTTATTTTTAGACTCAAATACCACAGATCATGTTGTCGTAAAAGCACTGACAAATGTTGTTGTAAGTGCGAATGAAACTATAGATGAAGAATATAATGAAATAGAACTAGGCAAAGGGGCTTGTGTAGAATTTAGAAAAATAGGTGACTATTGGTACATACTGTCTTCAGACGGATTAAAGGGGTCTTAGTCAAAAACTAAAGACATTAAATCACCGTCTTCATCAAATTCATAAATATCATCATCATCAACAGATCTGTTAACTTTATTTTCCAACATTATTCTTTTATTATTTTCAACTCTTTCTTTATCTACTAACTCTAAAGTATTATCAATATACATATAGTAAGGGTCAATACCAACATTTTGCCAAAAAGTTACTTCCATGTCAGATAATGTTAAAACCTCATCTAATTGGTCTTGATCTTTTTCTTTCATTGGGAATCCTCTGCCCATCACTGTTTGCGATTTAGTAAAAATAGGTTGGTCTTTTGGGTCTTCAATTAAAATATCTTTTCTTATTTCAGGACTGTAAACAACAAGTAGCGGTTCAATTCTTTTATTAAATGCGGCCAAATATCTAGGAACATTATACTCACCTAATAAGTCAGGATTATTTTCAATTTCTTTTTCGTCAATCAAATAACAATTTAAAGTAACCTCACTTTTTGATAATAACTCTAAAGGTACATCACCATTTGAATTGGTATAATCCTCAATTTGTTTTTTGGTCATTTTTGTGGTTTTTTTCTGAACATCACCATGAGATTTTTTTTCACCGTTATTAACATAATAAATAGTATCACCTAAACCTGGATTTTTACCAGCTCTCATTAAGAGTTCCATATGTGCTTGTCGGGACATTAAACTTCCCGCCTTTGTTGTCTTAGTTATATGAACTTTATAATCTTCTATAGATTGTTTTACTCTTGCTTTATTTGCGATTTTGGCTAGTGGTATTTCTCTATTATAAATTTTACTTACATACTCATAATAGAAATCTAAAAACTCACCACCCTTACCATCAAGTAACATTCTTAAACCTTTATCCAAAAATTCAGCAACATATGTTTGAAGTTTTTTAGATTTGATGGTATTTCCTGTAAGTTTAACTTTACCTTTATCTGTAAGAAGTGCGTAGTTTTTACGAGCTACGTTAATTGTCGCCGGCCATACTCCATCAATATCAAGACCCATTTCATTTCTCATAAATAAATCATTGTATTCCGCCACATCAGCTTCAGCACCCACATATTCTTTACCTTTTTCAACCAAACCATTAAGTCCTTTACCAATGTAAGTATAATTATCTCTATCTTCAGGTGTTTCAAAGTTTACACCATCAGTATCCATAACAAGAGGTACATATCCTTTACTCATAAAGTACATAATCATCTGTCGTAGATATTGCCTACCGGTACACGTAATCTGTTCTCCCATGTCCATATCACCCCAAGGGAATACATGGGGTGCCGATAATGATCCGAAGAAGGCGTTGATAAAGATTTTGATTGGTAATTGTTTTCTGTCGTATGAGACAGAAAGTTTCGGATCCGTTTTTTTAAATTCACCTGCTAAATTTTTATATTTTATACGAGTGTCACGAAAGTACTTTAACATACTT